TTGGGATCCTTCGGCCTGCGCCGCGGTGAGGTTTGCGCATTGACCTTTGATGATGTTTACCCAGATTTAGGCTTTATTCAAATAAATAAAGATATGATACAGAACAAAAATAAAGAATGGGTGGTAAAACCTACACCGAAAACATCCTCGTCTTGTCGAGTAGTGAGGATGCCTCGCGAGATTATTGACCAGTTAGGCCACGGGTCCGGGAGAGTTTACCCGTATAACCCTAACTCATTGACGCAGGCGTTCACCAGACTGCGCGACCGGCTACAAATAAATGTATCGTTTCATTCTCTCCGCAGGTACATGGCTTCTATACTTCACGCCCTCGGATTTCCAGATAAATACATTCAAGAAGTGGGCGGCTGGTCTACTCCCCAGGTAATGCAAAAATGTTATGAAAGTATTTTGGTGGATAAAAATGTCGAATATACCAAAAAGATGGGTGAGTATTACACCGATAAATTCGCACGCAAGGCATAAAAATTTGCGCCCCCTTTTGCGCCCCCTTTTTGTAAAATTGAGAATAAAAAGTGCTACAAACCGCATAAAATCGTTGTCTTTATTTTGACACAAAACCCCCGATTTTAGGCAATAAAAATCCCCGAAAGCCCTTATTTTATGGGGTTTTCGGGGTTGTTTTTGTGAGAGCGACAGACGGGGCTCGAACCCGCTAACGCTTTAGTATTTACAAGGGTTTAATGGGTGTCGCGCCCCCTTTTGCGCCCCCCGTTTTTAAAATCCTCTTTCACTACTCGCTCTAATATGTCAACACCTTTTTGCAATTTTTTTGAAAAGATATATAATTGTATTGTTTGTCCTCCGGTGTCCTTCGGGCCCGGGGGCTTTTCAGACAATAAAAAAGAGCCGGCATAAAGCCAGCTCTCTTATTATTCGTTTAGTTTTTTTTGTGTGTCCTGGCCTACAACTCCATCTGGTACAAGCCCGTGTTTTTTTTGAAAGTCCAGCACGGCACCGATTGTAATATTGCCTGCGATCCCGTCAACCTTTAAATTATAGCCTTTTTCGTTTAGCTTATTCTGTAACCATTTCACGCCATCCCCGCGTGAATTAAGTTTAATTAAGCCTGTCGGCTCTTCATAGGTCTCCGCACTCGGTTCATCATCATACTGAGCGAGATTGTATTTTACGACCACGTTCATATTATTGCGAACGTAGGTTGATGATGTAGCATATCCATCGTGTTTTATCAAGGTTAGGTATTGTAAAGGCGTTTTTGCAGTTTTAAGGTTTGCATATCTCTTTGTGGATATGAATTCAAAGTATCCCTTTACACCCTCTTCCATTGAATCATACGCGCGAAAGTTATCGCGGATCGTAGTTAAATTGCCTACCGTGTACTCTTCTTTGGTTTTCATATTAACGCTCTTGCCCTTCCAGGAGGAGCCACACTTTAAACCAAAATAATTATGATATTTTGCGAGCCCGCTTTTGCCGTATGCGCTCTCTAAACACGCCTGCGCGATTATTGCAGAACATACCTTATACCCGTACTGGTTAGCGTATTTCTGGATTATAGGTGCTATCTGGTCTATAAAAGTCATTCTGTGACCTCTTTTTTTGTTGTTGTGATAGTCTGCTTTGTATTACTGTTAATCCTTGCCGCATCAACCCACGCCTCACAAAAGGCATATATTGCCGCCGATATAATACCGCACACTGTACCGAAACCCAGCCGGATCACAACGCCGGACACATTATCTTTGATCTTTTGCCAGTCCGTAACGTTGTTGAATTTGGAAATATCAATAACGTCTTTCATTGTGGATCACCGCCCCTCATCGTATCAGCCGCGTCCGCTTTCTTTACCAGCACGTCAACCGCTTTCTGTATGATCGACGGCAACGGTAAACCCATAAGCCCCGCATTTTCAACAATGCTGATCAGTTCATTCGCCACAAAGCCGATAATAACCGCGTCACGGATATAATTTGTTCCGATCATAAGATCAAGCCGGTATGCGATCAATACGAAAAGAAGTGTCATACACTTTCGCACAAGCCCCTTCCAACCGGCGCGGCTTTCCAGTGTTCCCGTTTCTGTCTTTTTTGATTTGTGAAACACCCCGGCAACGATCAAGCCGGAAATGTAATCAATGCACATGAACAAAACCAGCGTAATCAAACCAGTGTTCCAACCCCCGAATAATGCGGCTATGCCGCTGCCTACAATTCCAACAATAGTACAAATGATCTCTTTCATAATTTCACCCGCTTTCTTGTGGACGCACAAACGCGGTTATATGACGCTCATATAAGCCCATATAACCGCGTTGAATACGTCAGTTGATAAAGTGTTCACCGAAGGAATAAAAGCCCGTCCTGCATCATTCTTCTGCAAGTTCGGGAACTTCCATGTCGATCAGAACTTCCCTGACCTGATCCTTCAGCTTTGCAGGTACGTCCGCAAATGTCTTTTTGCCTTTGATGATCAAAAGCGCATAGATAATAGCCACATCGTTCACCCCCTTTCGTTTATGACATAGTAACCAAAGCAGGATATTGAAGATCATTCGTCATCACCCGCCAAAATCGCTTCAACCTGATCGCGCAGGGAAGCCGGTACATCATCCAGCGTTTTCTTTCCCTTGCGGATCAGATCTGCGTAAACATACGCGATATTGCTATGAGTGACCTTTTTCTTCTTTGCCATTATTCCGCACCCCCTATCAGTTCATACACATCGACCAACGCAAGCTGCGTTGTGGTCAGTTCGCTTGTGACGTTTTCAAGGCTTTCCTTCAGTTCGGTGTTTTCGTTCCCGATCAGTTCGATATACTCTTCAGGATCGTACACATATTCATGGTACTGATAAACGGGGCTTGTCGGTTCTTCCCCTGCGGGCGGTTCAATCTGTTCAATATCGGTATGAACATAAACCGCGTCAGGTTTTACGACTACCGGCACTGCAAACGCCGCGCTGCCTTGTCTGATCCCTAAATCTTTCATGCTACTTTCACCAATCCTTTCTTTTCAAGTTTATGTTGATATTTCAAAACTTTTGCTACATTATTTTTCTTATCCGCCACAATGACTTCTTTGTAGTAGCGGATCATTGACGGAACAATCGGAACGATGTATTTTTCCGCCAGTCTGTACCCGTCGCACATTTTCAGCCAACCGCAATATGAATTTGCTGAACACCATTCAGAATAGCTGATCAGTTTTCCGGTTTCCTGCTTTTTTCAAGATCGCTTTCATGCGCTGCTTGAACTTTTTAGCCGTCCGTTTCCGCAGCAATGTATAGCCGTGGAAGAAACGGAATCCAATAAAATCTATTCCGCGTGAATCAACCGGGAACACTTGCCAGTTGTCCTTCAGGCGAAGGTTTAATCCTGTCATCAAATAATTGTCCATTTTCCGCCGTACTTCGTGCAGTTCTTCTTTTGACGCTCCAAGAATAACAACATCGTCCATATACCGAACAACATACTTCAGCTGCAGCGTTTCTTTCATCCAGTGATCAAAGTATGAAAGATAATAATTCGCCAAATACTGCGACAAGTATGATCCAATCGGTACGCCCTTATCCGGGACACTATCGACTATCTTGAAAAGCAAACGAAGCAGCTGCTGATCTTTGAATTTCTTTGTCAGCAGTTGCTTCAGGATTGCGTGATCAATGTTCGGATAGAATTTTGAAACGTCTATCTTCAGGCAGTATGTAGTTCCCGGAACATCTTTCATATATTGCTGCAGCAAGTCTGCGGCTTTGCTTATGCCGCGATCCTTGATTGACGCGCAAGTATGGGAACAAAACACTTCCATGAACACCCGTTCAATCTGAAGCATTATAGCCCATTGAATAATCCTATCCGGGAAATATGGCAACTTTGCAAGCTGCCGTTCCTTGCCCTTGTCGTTTATGGTAGATAGCGCATAATCTGATACTTCATAGCTTTCAGTCAAAAGCATTTCCTGAATCTGCTTCAGGTATTTATCAGGATCAGCGTCCACCATTTTAACTTCTTGATAATATAACTTGTCCTTCCTCGCGTGACGGTGCGCTTCGCGTAAATTATCAAGGGTACAGATTTTATCATAAATATTCCCGTACCGTTTCATGCTTCGCGCCCCTTGATGTTTTCCGCCCCTGAACGTTCGCCGCTTTCCTTGTCTGCGGCGGCTACTAATACAGAATCGGGATTTATTGTGTTTTGCCAAGCGGCAGGGCAGTGAAATTCACCGTGTAATAAAAAATACCTATTTGGAAAACAATAGGTGAGTGCCGACATTCGTATTCGATAAAGAAAAGGTATTATTCACATTCAGTTGAAAAGCCCCTGCATTAGCTGCATTATTCCAATTACCACTGAATTTCGCAAGGTACGACGTATACAAATTAGTATAATCGTTTTTTTTACCTTTACTTGTGGCGATTTGGTGAATATGATTCAACCTTGTGTCGCACTTTCACTGCCCGTATTCACTTATAGTTACATTTCTACATCAAAAGGCGGTCAGGCGGTTTCCTTGTGTAAGTAAATCAGGCGAGCGCCGACAGCCGCAGCCGATAAAGAAAAGTCATTATGCACACCCAGCCGAAAAGCCCCCGCAGAAGCCGCATTATTCCAATTACCACCGAATAACGCAAGGCACGACGCAGACAAATAAGCATAATCGGCAAAATAGGTGCTATCTGATCCGCTAACCTCTTTTGCGGTAAATCCGGCATTTGACCCGCCCTGCGGCTTTGACATATAGTTTCCAATATTGCTGGAAACGCCACCGTTGCCGTTGTTGTCGTAACCCGTTCCGTCAGTATCGAAGTCAGCCGCACACTGACACGTCAGAACGTTTCTGCTTGCGTCGGTACACAAGCCTTCGACGAACTCCCAATAGTTACCCCAAAAATCTTCAAGTCCTAAACACTTGACCTGATGATTCTGATCGGTCATGTAGGAAGGATTTGAATTTTTGATGATCTCACTATCAAACCCATACGCATTTGTTCCGCCAGTATTTACGCCCACGTTATGGGATGAAGCAACATAGCCCATACCAACCGCGCCCTGACTGTTCAGCGTACCGTGTGCGATAATGTAAAGGCACTGCATAAGTTTGACGCTTGCGTACGATCTCTGCTGATAGCCGTTACCACGCGCCCGCGCCCATGTTCTGAAGGTGTCGATTGTCTGCGATCCCGCAACGGCTTTTCCTGAACTGGAATACAGTTTATTACTGCTGCCGTGACCCTTGAACACTCCAATATATAGCTTGTCGCAATCGTTATATGAATCCAGCGAAAAAGCGTCATAGTTATACGCGGGATCGTTTGCTTTGTTGGTAACGGATACCTTCAACTTCGTCTCGTTTTCGATCCATTCAATCAGGTATCCCAAACGCTGCCCGATCTCTAACATTACATCGTTACCCAGCGTTGTAATGTCTGAAGCAGTCCCGTCCGCTTTCTTTGCCAGGTCATCGTTGTTCAAATAGTATTCAACTGCGCCGTCTTTCAGGACACACGTTTTCAGGTCTTTGAAGATGTCCTTCAGTTTCCAAGCCGCCCAACCTTTTGTCATTCCCGCAGCGTCATCTGCGTATGTGACCATAGCAGCCGGATCGGACTTCGTAAAGTCAATGATCGCGGTGTACTTTACGGCAAGGGTCAGGACTGCGCTATATGAATACGATCCCGAAACAACGTTGATCTGAACCGTTGCGGTATTTGTACCGTCAGACGCGGAAACGCTGCAAACCCCCACGAAGTTTTGATCAAACGTGATCGCTGCCGTACCGCTTGCGAACGTTCCCGTCCGGGTGTTTGATCCGTTGGTCAGCGTGACGGTCTTTCCGTTCAATGCGCTTTCAGCCGTTGTCACGGTCAAATGATAAAGCTGAAGCGTAACGTTGTATTCCTGCGCCGCGTCACTTGCAACGGAAAGTGTCGCGCTTGCGGTGTTCGTTCCGTCTGAAGCCGTGATCGTGATTGTGCCGGTAAAGTGGAAGTGGATACGCGCCGCGCCGGTATTGTCGATTGAAGCCGTTGCAGTATCCGTTCCGTTTGTAGCGGTAACGGTCTTTCCGAAAAGCCCCGTTTCTGCCGTCGTGACGTTGATATAACTGTATTCTTTTCGCGCGTCCAGTTCGACGTTATATGTTCCGTAATAGGTGACGGTGATTGTTTCTTCCGCCGTTATTCCTTCGTCGTTTGTCGCATATACGCGAAGATTGCCGGACAAAAGAACGCCGGTTATATCGCACACGCCGGAAAAGTTCATCGTGCCGGTCAGCGTGTCCGTTCCGTTCGTGACGGTGACAGTCTTTCCATAAAGCCCGGAATCTTCCGTTGTGACGTGGATTGTCGAACCGCCAGCACCGCCGGCTCTCCAAGTTCCGTCACCGTGGAGAACATAATCTTCCTCACCTGCCATTGGCTTCGGCACCTGACCGATTGCACCGTCTGCCAAAGATGTCGCGCCTGTCATAACCGGCACGGAAGGAATGGCTGCGATCTGTGCAGCAACATAAGAAGGAATACCACCGGCATCAGCCACCGCATTAAGTGCATCATAAATGGCTTTTGTCATATCCCCGGCACCTCCGCCTGTTGTGATTTCCTTCCACGTATTATCGTCCGAATCGTAATAGGAAAGTTCGTCTTGCCAATACCTTAATCCGTGAACACCGTTCTCTTGGTTGACGTTAACATTAACGTGTCCGTTTGTAATTACTTGGTTTTCAACAGGATTAACGCTTGAAGTAGAGAACGCGCTGTCTACTGTGGTCTTTGCTACCGCTTGAGCTTTATTTGCCCAATACATGGCATTGTCAATACTCTCGTCCTGTCTTATTCCCGTCTGTCCGTGTGCCCAAGACTCGGCTAATGTTGCGAAATAGTCTGCGCTTGTCTTGGCTACTAACGTCTGTGAGTATAAGGTCTGTGTTGAAGTCTTTGATACTGACGCCGCATTAGCATACCCCTGTGTACGGGTTTCTATTGCCTCTATATCCGCGAGAAGCCCTTCGACCGTAACCACATCCGCCGCCGTGTCCTCTGCCGCTTCTTTGGCCTCGTTCATATAGAACATGGCATTATCTACTGTAGAACCAACGCGGATTTCATCACCAACCGCGTATGATTTTGAGTATTTGTACCACTCCTCGGCGTTATCCGCGAATCCACTCGCGAGGTCTGCGCTAGTTGACGCTTTTGTTACGGATGAACGTATCTCTTCCATATCAAGGTCGATTTCGTCAACCGCGTCTATTGCCTCTTGAGCCGCCTCTTGTGCGGTCTTGGCGTAACCCTGCGCGTCTGCTACTAAACCGGGTAAATCTGCGATAGCGGGGATGTCGTTGTAGGATGTCTCTGTAGGATCCTGCAATGCGGATTCCTCTACATCAATAACGAAATTACACGTACCAACTATGTCCTCGTTTGAGTCATATATTGACAGCTCCGCGATATTATCTCCTGCGATTACTGTCATCTGGATAGTAAGGTCGAAGTAAACTACCGACCCACTATAGGTACATTCATACTGATATAATGTACCGTCTAACTTTGCCCCCTGCACGTATACTGTTGCATCTTCGGGCACCGTGTAGGTTGTATCGCCATCGTATATAGTGACTTCAACCGGCACACCTTTGTCATACTGCGAACAATGGATCCGGGGCATCACTCCACCTGGTACTAGGTTTAAAGTTATTTGTCTTGCTTGCATTTTGCCTCCTTATAATTCACCGTCTATTAAAATGCCTCTAGCAAATTGATATTTAGTTCCGTCTACTGTTATGGACGTTGTTCTTCCACCATATCTAGTCCCGTTAATATATATTCTGTACTCTCCGTCCTCGCTTTTATTACCAGTAGTAATACGGTCTGCTCTCATTCCACTTGTACATTTTAAACTTTCTGCCGTACAAGTTTTTAATGACGCGCTTGTTATAGAGCCATTTGTAAACGTGGCATTTTTCGCACTCATTGAGCCTGTGTTACCGTCTAGGGTAAAAGTAGTCTCACCAGTACCCGCCGTACCTGTTATTCTGCTCGCTGATAAATGCCCAGTGTTTATATTATCCGCGTTTATGTTTGTGATTTTCGCTTGTGACGCATCTAGTGTGCCGGTCGTGATGAAATCCGCAACTATCTCCCCCGCGCTTGTTATTGCCGTAGTATACGGCCCTTGATAACCATTAGCGGAATATCCGAGACCCGCATTATTCCAGCGCCAAACTTTTGTTGCTGTGTTTATACTCGGCGTGTCCATTATTAGTATCTCGTAAGGATAGCCGTTACCGTCTCGGTTTAATACAACATAACCGCCTTTTTGACCCGTGATTAGTTCCGTCGCTCTTTTTTGTGCGAGTTCTAATTGAGTACTTTCCTGTTTTATACGCTCGTTCGTCTCGTTGAAGTTATCTGTAAGCGTACCCGCTAAAGTGGATTTAATCGAGCCTATTTCGATTTTGTCGTATCTGCCTAAAAGGACGTTGTAAACAGTTTTGACGACTTTAGCCGTTGCGGTTATATTCAACTTTTCAAACTCGACCTTAACTGTATCGCATAACTTAACCCTCTCAAGGTTTGCTATGTCTTTATACTCGTCGGTCTGCCATAGAGCCACGAAAGATACGTCTATACTTACAGACGGTACACCGAGCTCGTTCTCGCTAATATATTCTTGCGCTTTGTTTTCGAGCTGTGTAGCCGTTGGCGTGTTCTCAAACTCCGACGAAAAATCTTTTACTATAGTTCTCTTGAACGGGTAATGTTGGTAATTATCGGTATACTGTACCGCACCCGTTACTGTGTTTTCGCCGTCTGTCCAGTAAGGACACACGCCCGTTACAGTTTTAGAGATATTCTCTTCCTGTTTTATGTCGGTTATGTTCTTACCATAGCGTAACGTAACGCCCCTGTCTGTTCCTCGGTTATTGTGTAATTTAACCGTGTAATTATCGAATTCAAACTCGCCGCCGTAAGTATCAAGTATTGAGCCTGTTACACCGCCGAGTCTCGCTCTTATAGAGTCGGGTGTCGTTTGGGTATATGTTGCTGTGGTTTGCTTATCCGTCCAAAATGTAAAAGGATTAGTTTCCAGCGAATTACTTTTTAATCCCGCCATAGCTGCCGCACAATTCGCCGCTGTAAATGGGCCGCATGGAATAAAAGAGAGCTGGTAAGATATGTGGTCGGCCTCTATGGAAACTTTACCGTTTAACGGCTTACTTATTTTATATATCCTAAATAGTTGAGCCGTTACACCGTCCGCGGGTGTTACTTTTAAAATGGACGAGTACGTAATATCGTTGTATCGTATACCCGTTATAGGGTAAACCATATCAAGCGTATACTGTCCGTTTCTAACCTCTGTAACAGTGCAAGAAATACAGTCGGTAAGTCCACCGAGACCGTTTGATGTGAAATTAGTCGCGCTCGGCGCGTATAGAATAGGTATCATAACGTATAAAACCTCGGGGTTATATCAATTTGTGTTATACCAGCGCCTAACGTAATACCGTTATTACCAGGCGCGAGTAATGGGAAATTATTCATTGAGACGTTAGCGTTACAGTTTGTCGCGCCTTTGTAACAGTCCATAATGTCGCTATCTATGTCTGTATATACGTCTGCACTACTTATTGTTACACCGTAGTTTCCTATATAAAACGTACCCGTACCATAAACCCTTAATAAAGGCTTTGAGCTAAAGAGCGTATCATTAATTATTACCCCGTCTGCGGTAAAGGTTTTTACTCTTTCCCCGCGTTTTAAGAATCTTTGAGGCTTACAGTCAAACTCAATATTAAACTCGCCCGTTTTACCCTTTTCGTATACGTCGGGAGATATAGTCGAGCTTAACCGTCCTATCCTGTATTCTTCGGGGTGAAAGCTATCCTCTATTCTCTGATAACCCGTTGTTGCCATTAAGAACGCTCGCAACCCGTCAAAATAAGACGGCTCTCTGAATTTCCTCAAAATAAAGGCGGGGTATTTAATAGTAATGTTCTTATAACGTCCATTGTCTATTATTAAATCCCCGTCTCTGCCTGGTACGCTTACTGTCTCAACGTCTCGCTCGGGTGAGTTATAAGTATAATCTCCTTTGACTTCTACCCCAAAGTCCCCGAGCTCTTTCCCGTTGAACACTAATTTATATTTACGCATAGACCGCTCCTTGTTTCTGTACAAGCGTATTTATTTTATCCATAACTATGTCGGCTAGTTCGTTCACGTCTTGCCCGTCTGCCCCGTATACGTTAATAGTAGGAGCTATCGAGGTAGAACCGCCGCCGCCTTGTGCCGTTGCGTTTATTCCCATATCAACAGGGAACGCTAAACTGTCGCTTAACTGGTCTGTAAGTACGCTCTCGCTGTCCTTAACGCCTTTAGCGAATAAATCTACCATATCGGGCGCATAAGTATGGAAATTGGAAAGCGGGCCTTTTTTCGGTTCCGAAAATCCTATATAGTCGTGTACTGTGTCCGCTAATCCCTTGACAGCACCTTTAAACTTTTCCCAGTTTGCCTTAATTCCCGCTATAAAGTTATCAACTAGGTCTTTACCCCATTGTTTAACGTCAACACCTTTAAAGCCTTCACCGACCTTATTTACCGCATCCATTCCCGCTTTAAATAAGTTAGTCCATCCTTTTATTAATCCTGTAATTAAGGAAAGAATAATATTTGTACCCGCCGTAATTATCTGTGGTAGATTCTGAATTATAGCCCCCGCTAACTTAAATATAATCTCGGGAGCTCTTTCGGTTAATCGGGGAATTGCTATCGAGAGTCCATCCGCAAGGCCTATCATTAACGCGAGTGCTGAATCTATCAATAAGTCTGCGTTATTGGCTATTGTATCTGCCATTTCTATAACAAGGTCAACTATTTGAGGAATCATAACGGGTAACGCTGTTGCGAGCCCGTTTGCTAACGTTACCACCGCTTGTAAGGCTACCTCGGTTAATATAGGTAAGTTCTGCATCAAAATATCCATACAAGAATTAAATAACCCAGGTATAACGGTTAGTATAGTCTGTATCATGCTCGGCAAGGCTGACGCTAAAGCTGAAATCAAAGCCGAGACCGCCGAAACTAAAGACGGTAATAGACCGTCTATTAAAGCGGGTAAATATTGACCTATAATCGGGGACATTTGCGCTACTAGCTGGCCTATACCCTCCATAGCAATTTGAATTCGGGGCATCATGTTTGCTATTAAGCCGCCTCCGTTCTCTCCCATTAATCCGTTTACAAGGTTCTCAACAAGGCCGCTGAAATCCGCGTCACTATCTGCTAATCCTGTGACTAAATTCTCCCACGCCGCCTTGACACTTGTTAGGGAACCCTCTATTGTATGAGCCGCCTCTTTCTGTGTAGTTCCCGCTATGTTCATTTCGGTTTGCATTACTTGAATAGCCGCAACTATATTAGCGAAACTCATACTTGACTCGTCCACAGTAAGCCCGAGCTTTTCTTGCGTATCGGTCATTTTAGCCGCATCTGCAATAAGACGTTGCATTTCGGTTTTTGTTCCGCCATAGCCTAACTTTAAGTTATCCAACATGGTATAATTCTGTTTAGCGAAACCTTGGAAAGCGTTTTCTATTGAGGTCATATCCGAGCCGAATACATTAACGTTATCGGACATAGCCCTCATAGCAACGTCTGTCATATCTGCCGCTTTATCAACGTCTCCACCGAGAGAATTAATTAAAGCCGCACTAAAACTCGTTGCGCTC